CCCAAGTCTACGTGCACGAGTGGATGGGTACGTTGTCCCAATCAGCGAACGTGACAGGGTCCTCAACACGATAGTCAGTTGACAGGCGGACCACAAGAGTCTGCTCCAAAGCCAACTGACGCTCGACGGACACGCCAAACGCACGTTCGAAGGACAACCTCGTTCCCATTGCAACCGGCCTAGTCTTGACCTCGAAACTCGCACCCACAGCCCGGTAGTCGGCGTAAAAGTCGTCACGCGCACGCTTTTCGCCCAAAACATCCAATGAGCGTCTGGCCCAAGATTGAAGGATGGGTATGCCCTGTGCCATTGACAACTCGCACTGGAGCACACCAGAGACCCATGGCCTGGCGAAATTCCAATGTCTCAAGTGGATGTGTGAAGACACAGCCGTAGAGACAACACGATTCCACTCGCGCACCATAGTCCATCCATCGGGTGTCCACACCGGGGCACACCCGCCGAACCTGACATCCTCGAGCCTGTGTGCAGGTCGCTCAACAGTGCACTCATGACCGGACGAAGCCCTCACAGCAACAGGTAGATCACTAAGAAGCCTACCAAGATGTTGCTTAGAGACGAAAACTAGTACGTTGTCCCCGTCGACCAGCACATCGAAGTGAATGCCCAGACCCCTAAGGGCCGCAACAATCTCAACGAGAAAGATCAACGAGTTCCCCATACCGGTATTGAAGTCTCCGCTTGCACGGGCACCCGGTCGCTCAAAGAAGGCGTTACACGACAACACTCCTTTGAGTTTGAGCTGCTTAGAGAGCAGATAAGCCAATCTCTTGTCACCAGGGAAAGCCCTGGCATAGAAAGCATGTTCATGCTTTAGTTGGTATGGCCCAACATGCGCCTCAAAAGCGGCACCATCTATCTCCACACAGACACACTCCTCAATGGCCTTGAACTTCCGGGCTATGAGGTTTCCACGCCTACGTGCGTTCAACCCCTTCGCAACGAGCCTTGAACCATCCCCGACGTCAAGTACTTTACCGGTCAGCCGCCCCCACAACCAGTGCTCAAACGGCTTGAGTCTCGAGGCCAACTCCAAATTGTACCTCGGGGACCGTGGATAAATAAGACGGGGCTTAGCCATCTTATGC